CCGTTTCCCAATCGGGTGCCTGGGGGCGTGCCTGCCATTACGGCAGCAGTCGCAGCGTATTCCGATTACAATGCGAAAGCTCAGGCGACTGAGCGTGCTTCCGAGAATATTGCGACGGCGTTGGGTAAGATTCCTGATTCGGCCGCCGAAGCTTCCGGCGCGTTATCTAATGTCGCTTCCGCGATTCGGGATGCGTTCAAGGACGGTAATTATGCTGAGACTGGTTGGAGCTGGTTGGATGATTGGACAACTGGATTCAAGAATACTGCCGAAGCCGCCGACAAGCTTGGTGTTTCGACCACTGACCTGAGCAAGGCTGCGAGCGGCAGTACGAAGGCTTACAACTCGATGATGAATCAGTTGAAGGCCACATATGATGCTCACAGCACCTATTCGGCTACCGCGACGCAGAATTACGGTAATGAAGCTGGTGCAGCCAAGAAGCTTATAGCAGTAATGGAAAAGGCGCGTCAGCAGTACATCGATAATGCGGAAGCGACATCCGTTGCGAATGGTCATGCTGCCGGCTATGCGAAGAGTTTGATCGAGATAGGTGAGGATTCCGATTCGGTTTCCATTGCCATTGCGACTCAATCTCAACGTCAGCAGATGTTGAACAGTGCCACTCAGAAGTACAACGATATCGTCAACAATCAGCGTACCGCGCAGCAGAACGCTTTGAGTGTCGCAACGGAATATGGTCAGATTTACAACGGTTTGGGTGATTCCATCCAACGCATCAAGGATTTGGGCGTACAGAACGTTTGGGACAGTGCCGCAGACTCGTTCAATAACATGACCGAGGCTGGACAGTTGGCTCAAACCAGTTTGCAGAATCTCGCTACGACAGGCCATGATTGGCTTGAACAGTTGGTTGCTTCCGGCGCGTCAACCGATGAGGTGAATGCGAAACAGCAGGAATTGTCAACACAGTTCTACGAGACGGCGAAGGCGATGGGCGTCCCGGAGTCGGAGATTCAGAAACTGCAACAACTGTATGGGTTGACTCCTGAAGAGGTCAAGACATTGTTCAAGACCGAAACGGAACAATCGAAGCAGAATCTGACATCCTACTTGTCTGATTTGCGGGCATTGTTCCCCGGCGAGGGCAATACGGCCATCTTCACCACGGTCCTTGACGGCATCAACAGCGGAGCATTGTCCAGCGCGGATGAGGTTCAATCAACTGTGAACAATCTCATGAACAATGCGAGCACAGACGGTTCAGGCAAATACACCATCGTGTTGGACGCAGACGGCAATCAGGCCGTTGTCGCTACCGATGAGGTCAGGAAACATGCCGACCTGTTCAAGAAAGGCACTGATGGCAATGGCTATACGACCAATCTGAAGGCTTCCGATCTTGCTTCGATGACCATTGACTATTTGAAAGGCGACGCCAACGCCTACGGTTCGTTGAGACCCACCGCGTCACTCGGCGCGAGGGACAACACCCAGCCTGCGAAACGCAGTGCTGAGCGCACCGCGAACCAGTGGAATGGAAGCACGTATAACGCACAGTTCGGTGGAAATATTTCCGGTGGCTTCTGGGGAATGCTCGGCACTTTGTGGAGCGAGGGCAGAAGCTGGGCGAGCAGGACGTTCAACGCTATTTTCGGAGTCAAGAAGAGGCGTGCGACAGGCGGTAGCGTTGAAGGCGATAATGTGACACGAACCGGCAGGATCGTCGGGCGCGGAACGAACACGAGCGATTCCATCGCTTTGAACGATTCCACTGACGTGTCCACCGGTGAATATGTCGTACGTGCCGCCGCAGTGCATAGCATGGAAGCCCTGTACGGCAAGGGAGTGATGAGCGCCATCAATGCGAGCGGTGACATCCCAAGCCAGTATTTGAAGAACGCGCGTCGTATGACTCGTGTTTCGATGCCTTCCATGGTTTCGGACTATTCCGCAGGCTCTTCCGAAGATGTCAAGTTTGAAAGCGGCCCTACATACAACATCACGCAGAACTTCCAATATCCGACCATCACGCCAATCTCGGTTCAGACGAATCAGAAGTTGGACAAGGCTGCGATGATCGGCATGTGAGAGGGGAGTATCGTGGCTTTTTCCACGTGTTTCTACAAGTTGAATAATGTTCCTCTTGATTCGGAGAACTGCATCGTCACTGTTGGTTCGACATTGTTGAGCGCCATCAGTGTTGACCGTACCGTTTCGACGGTTCCGCAACGGCATGGTTCTATCCCTTCCGGCATGACGCCTAGGTTTTCGGAACGTCAATTGTCGTTGCAGGTATGCGCGTGGGAGCCTGATGTGCTTGGTGAATCATCCAGGCTGATGCGGTTATGCACGATGCCGAATCTTGTCATGAGTCGGATTGTCGATGGTGTCGAGCAGCGTACCCGTGTCGAGTTGACCTCTTTGAGTCCTGATGATTCCAAGAGTCATCCGAACAGGTTTGTTCCGTTCACTGCCGTGTTCGCCATGCCTGACGTGTGGTGGCGTTCCGTTACGCATGAGACCGTCTCACTGCCTTTGAACGGCGGGAAGGTCATGTCCGGTGGTTCGGTGATGCCGTCCGCCGGATACTACACGTTCTGGCAGGGCGTTCCGAACGCTAGTCCGAGTGTGCTTTCCACTCAACTTCCGTATAGTTGCGGTGACGCTCCCATAACAGACATGGTGTTTCGTTTCCCGAAAGGTGTGACGGGCATAACGGTGAAGGATACGGTATCCGGTACCGGTATCACATGGTCTGGCACGCGCGTGGATGCTCGGCCTTACTTGTATTTGGATGCGGGATCGTTGACTGCATGGAGTTCCGATAGTGATTCCGCATGGTCTGGCGGTTCTCAGAACGAGACAGTCGGATTGGATTATCTGCCTTCCGGTAGGTTGCAAGTCAATCCTGATGTTTCTGGTGACTACAGGATTGCAGTTAAGGCCACTGGTTCCAGGAATGTGGCGTGCAGGTTTAAGAGAAGCTGGTGGTGATTTCCACTGGCTTCTTTCTTTTTAAGTTGAGGGATGCTTATGGGTAAGACTCTAAAATCTCGTCTTGTCGCATATCAGGCCAATGGAAGCAAGCTTGGATTGCTGCCTGAGCCGACTTCCTATACTGTGTCGTTCACTCATGATGCTGTAGGTGCTTTGACCGTCAGCTATTCGCGTAAAGCTTTGCGTGGTGAGATTCTTGACCGGCGTCTTGAAACCGGCTTGGAAATCGCCGTGGAAGTGTCTGATGGTGGACGCTGGATTGAACCGTATAATGGCCGGTTTGTTATCGCTTCACGTTCAAGGAATGCTCTGGACGTATCCGACACGGTGTCGTTGACCGGCGTTTCCTACGGGTGGCTGTTGAAGAAGGCTTTGAATCTGGACACGTCCAGATTGGAGACCAGCGGCGACGAGAAAGGCACTCGTAAATTCGCGAACGCGAACGCTGGCACGATCATGCGCACGTTCATGGATGAGAATTGGAATCGTGGCGGCGTGAAAGTCGATTGCAGCCGGTTCACTTCCGGTGCCGATTCCGCTGGCAAACAGTGGGGCTACATGCTGCCGAGCATATATTACGATCTTGGCATTTCCATACAGGACGTGTTGGATTCGCTGGTGAACAACGGCTTATGCGATTGGCGTACCAATGCCCGGCAACTGCTGTTATGGAACGCCGATAGCGTCGCCGTCTGCCGTGACTTGTCCAAATCGTGTGTGGTGACGCTTGCTCAGGATGTGTCGGAGGCTCCCGATGACGAGAGTATCGACGGGTTGGCTTCCTCGATCCTTGTACGTGGCGACAATATTAATTTCCGGCAGGATAATCCGAACGCCCCGAAGCCTTGGGGCGGTTGGGAATTGTATTCAAGCCAACAGGGTGTGAACAAGAAGGAGACCGCCGAACATCTCATCAAACCGACGTTGGCTAACGCGGCTAGGGTTCGTGGACAGTACACGCGATCCGTGAACGTGGTCGAAGCGTCTTGTCTGCCGCTCATCGATTACACGATAGGCGATTGGATTACCGCGCCTACAGTGGCGAACCGTGAGAAGGTCCGTGTCCAACAGGTCACGTTGCAACTCGACTCGACTGGGTTCAAGGCTTCGCTGATTCTGAACGACAAGAATTATGATTCCTCGGTTCGTTTGACGAAGCGTATGAACGGTATTACCGGTGGTGCTCATTTGGGTGGCGCGTCTGGTGCGATTCCGGCTCCTGAAAAGGACCATCGCGTGCCGAAGGCTCCGCAGAATCTGTCGGCCAATTCCGATGCGTACATCAATGTGAACGGGTATGCGCGTGGTATGGTTACGGCCCGTTGGGATGATGTGACGTTGGCGACTGATGGCACCGCCATGGACATCACGTCGTATGCGGTCGAATATCGTGTGAACAAGACTGGGCATGAGTGGCATTCCGCTGGCACGACCACTGAGCATACGTTGTCTTGGTCGAATCTGGATTGCGGTGTTCAGATTCTTATCAGAGTGCGTGCCGTTCCATCGTATTCCGACCAGATGGGCGAATGGTCCAGCGTGTTCGCGTTGACTGTCGCCAAGGACACGACACCGCCTCCGGTCCCATCCAAGCCGATCCTTTCTTCCGAGTTGGGCGTGGTTTCGGTTGCTTGGGATGGGAAAACCGCTGATGGTGGTTCCATGCCTATTGATTGGGATAGGAATATTCTCGGCGAACGTTTGGCTGATGGTGTTTTCAGGGAGATCGCGGCCGTCGCGACCGGTATCGGCGATTATGTGATTACTGGTCTGACGGCTGGCTCTTCGCACACATACGCTTTCCGTGCTGTCGATCATGCGGGCAACCGTTCCGACTGGTCGGCAGTCGCCACTGTCACCGTGGCTTCCGCTGTCTCGCCTGAAGAGGTCAAGCAAATCCAGCAGGATTTGGCTGACAACAAGACGGCTTTGCAGGATAATACTGCCAAGCTCGATCAGGCGCGGAAGGATATCCAAGCCAACAAGTCGAATCTCGACACGGCGAATCAGATGCTCACGCAGGCCAAGGCCGACTTGTCTCAGGCCCGGAAGGATATTGCGCAGACCAAAAGCGATCTGACCACGGCGAACGGCGAGATTTCGAAGGCGAAGGAGTCGGCGGCGCAGGCGTATGCCGAAGCCCACAGCAAGAACCATACTTTCCGTGGGCCGGACGAGCCGGACGCATCCAAAGGGTTGATCGTCGGCGACCTGTGGCTCAAGACGCAGAAGTATTGGACGAGGTGGCAGGGCACGCCAAACAATTCGCCGTCCATGCTCGCGGACTTTTACACGTATTGGACCGGCGCGCCAAACGCCAGCCCGTCCGTGCTGGTGCCGCTCACAGACCGCGTGATCGATACGCTTGTCTGGGATGGCTCCGCGTGGAACCACATGGGCTATGCCGATGTGGAGAACAATGCGAAGCAGATCGAGCAGGCGAAGTCGGATATCGCGGATAATGCGGCTAAGACCACCGACGCGAAGAAGGCTGCTGAGAATGCCGCTGCCGCAGCGAAGAACGCTCAAGGCACAGCTGACACGGCCAATGGTGCGGCGAAGACAGCGCAGGACACCGCCAATGCGGCCAACGCTGCCGCGAAGAGTGCGACCACCACCGCAGGTCAGGCCAAGGATGCCGCCAATGCCGCCCAGACCGCCGCCGAAAGCGCGAAGAAGACCGCAGGCAACGCGGAGACGCTGGCTAACACCGCCAATGAGTCCGCAAAGTCCGCCAAGTCCGACGCGGCTTCCGCCAAGACGGACGCTTCCACCGCGAAGACGGACGCGGCCAATGCCAAGACCACTGCCGCGAATGCGTCCAGTGTGGCGACCCAAGCCAAGGCCACGGCTGACAGTGCGGCACAATCCGCCACCGATGCGGCCAATACCGCGCAGAAGGCCAATACCGCAGCAGCTGCCGCCGCTGGCGTGGCCAATGGCAAGGCCGACGTGCTCATCCAGAGCACGGCACCGGCCACGTCGATGCGCAAGGCTTCGACCTTGTGGATTGACACGACTGGAGGCGCGAACACGCCGAAGCGTTGGAATGGCAGTGCTTGGGTGACTGTGACCGATAAGGCCGCCACTGATGCGGCCAATGCGGCTGGCAAGGCCAATACGGCTGCAAAGACAGCTCAGGATACCGCCGACAAGGCTGCGACTGCCGCAGCTAACGCAGCGTCTCAGGCCAATCAAGCCAATGCGGCCGCCAAGAAGGCGCAGACCACTGCTGATGGTAAGAATCTGATTTACCGTGGCCCCGACGAGCCGAATCATGATGGCTTGAAGCCGGGGGACATGTGGTGGAGGACGCAGAAATATTGGACCCGCTGGAAGGGTGAGAAGAACAATTCGCCGTCCATGCTGGCCGATTTTTATACGTACTGGACGGGCGCGCCGAACAACAGTCCGAGCGTCTTGGTGCCCTTGTCCGATCGTGTGGTGGAAGTCCTGACGTGGGACGGTACGAGATTCGAGCCATTCGACCTCGTGGCGAACAACATCCTCGCTGCTGGCACGGTGGCCGCGAAGCATCTCGCCGCCGACTCAGTGACCGCCGAGAAGGTCAAGGCCAATGCCATCACGGTGGACAAGCTGGCTGCCAATTCGGTCACGACTGAAAAGCTGGTGACTGATGCGGTGACCGCCGCGAAACTCGCCGCCAACTCGGTGCAGGCGCGCAATATCGTCGCACTGGCCATCACGTCCGACAAGATTGCAGCCAATTCCGTGACCACGGGCAAGCTCAAGGTCACGGAAGACATGACCGTGGCGCTGCTCAACGTCCACAAGATTCAAGCGGGCGACATCGCCGCCAATGCCGTGACCACTGCCGCTTTGGCTGCTGGCGCGGTAAACGCCGACAAGCTGGCTGCGAATTCGGTCAATGCGTCCAAGATTGTGACTGGTGCGATTACCGCCGACAAGCTCGCGGCGAATTCCGTGACGGCCGTCAAGATCGCGGCTGGCACCATCACGTCCGACAGAATCGCGGCGGGCCAGTTCCGAGGCTACGTGTTCACCGGCGCCGTCTTCCAAAGCTCCGAGGCCGAGAACACCGGCATGAAGCTCAACTCGACCGCATTGCAAATGTGGGATTCGGCTCATAACCAGACCGTCTATTTGGACGGTGAGGGCAAGTCGAATCTGCTGACCGGCACTTTCCAAACCCGCATCAGCGGGCACAGGGTGCGCATCAGCCCCGATTTCAGAACGCATAACATCGGCGGCGCGGAAACGTTTGATGGTGACGGATTGGAATTCCCAGCGTACAAAGGTTCGACTGCATATTTCGCTTCCCCCACGATCGCATCGCAGATCAGTTCCAACCAGGTCGGTGAGATGGGCGGAATGACATTATGGAGCGGACGTATCGCGCAGCACGATCCGGGTTCTTACCTGCGGCTCCGGTCGATGCCACGGCAGAGGGGCGGCACCGGCAGTGGCGGTGTCACCTCCCATGTGTCCGCCGCTGCCGACACGGATTACGACGAGCCAGACATTGGCAAAAAAAGCCGGGCACTCCTGAATTTGACTGGTGATGCCAATGCGGGGTCAAGCGTGTGGCTCGAAGCCGAAGACGGGAACGGCAGTGTCGGAGTCGGCGCGAACATCGGCACCGGATACGTGTATCTTGGCGGCTATCTTGGCGGCATCACGAACCGTTTTACGTTCCATGCCCAGGCTGCGTGGAAGGCGTGGTATCCGAATCCCGGCTCGAAGATTGCGACCGGCGCTTCCATGCAAGTCGATTGCACGTTCAGCCCGACGAAATACGGCCACTATTACGTCGTCGCGAACGCGGATTCACAATGGGCGGGCATCATCGCGCACCCGATGAACACGGGCGGCCAGAGCGGCTTCACATTGAAGCTGTATAACGCCGACCAGCCTTGCCCGGTGGATGTTTACGCGGAATTCCTGGCTTATTTGGTCAAGTGATTGGAGGAAATCTTGTCATCGACTTTCGAACAGGATGAGAACGGCTTGTGCATCATCCGCTGCGATCCGCCGGTGAACGGGTCGGACAGTTTCGTCTTCCGGCCTGAGGTGATCGCATCGTGGAAGGCGCTGCTCGGATTGGCTTCGACCCGTGAGGCGGTAGCGGCGATCATGCAGGGCAAGGAGGATACAAGCCGATACGACCATGCCACCGGCAGGGGCGTGTGGACTGGAGCGTTCGAAGCGTTGGAATCCGCTTTGACGGATTCCGCGACCGGCGTGAGCATGATGTCCGACGATGGGGAAGTGTTGAATGACCCGCTGACCGCCGCACGCAACAGGACGCGTGAGGGCATGAATCTTCCGGTCATGTCGAATGAGACCGACGCGCGGATGTGCGCCGCATTGACTGCTGACGGTTCCGGTGTGGAAGCGTCCAGCGGCATCGATGTGGCCTGCACGCGGGATATCGACGGATTGGACGCCTTCCTTGATGACGAGTCCAGCCAAAACATGTTGGACGAATGCGAGGAACGCTTCTACGAATCGCTCATGCCAAGACAAAACCAACAGAATTAAGGAGATTGATTATGGCCGATGAGACCACTGAAACCACTACCGCTGATACCACTACTGCCGTGACGCCCTCTGAGCCGTCCGGTGTGCTTGATTTGCGTCCGCCGAAGGAGTCGGTGCGCGCGGAATTGTGCCGTCTCGGATTGGAGTTTTCCAGCGCTGACGGCACCGCCGAATCGTGGCGCGACTACCAGCGTGGCGTGCTGGCCACGTTCGACGATACGGGCACGTCCGTGACGTTGACGGACGTGAAGACGAATCTCGGACGCACCCTCACACTCGACGAGCTTAAGGCCGTGACTCGTATCGACACGATGACCGCCGCCGACTAACCCCGCTTTTCACCATTTTTTTCAACCCCTGCAATCCACACGGATTGTGGGGGTTTCGCATTAAAAGGAGACTTATTTTGACTCAGCAGATTCCAGCCGACGCGAACGAGGTCATCGACCAGCTTTCCGCGCAAATCGGCACTCTCACCAAGCAAAACGCAATCCTGACCAGCCAACTCGCAGCGGCCATGAAACTGATTCCGCAGGATGTGCTCGACGCGACCAAGGAGACGGATAATGCAGAGGATTAACTATTTCACCAATCCGAATTTCACCGGCCCATTTGCCAATGTACACAGTTATGGCGGAGCGAATGCAGCATATAACGACAGCACCAAGCAGCTGAACATCTATGGCGACAATGGCGGTTATGGTTTTAATCTCACCGTGCCGAAAAACGCGGCACTCGTATTCGCCTGCTTCCTCTGGACGAAACACGACAAAAATCCGGATCCGCTCAGGGTGTACAGTCTCGAGTCAAGCGGCAACGAGCCTATCGCTTCTGCCACCATCTCTCAGGATACGAACAATTTGCTCCTGCGATTCAACTCCACCGGCAGTGGCCGGATACGTGTCGAATTCTATCCGAACGGCAATTCCGTGAATATCGCCAAACCGATTTTGGAATTGGCCGACACTTACGATAAAGCCGTGGGGGGGGGGCTTCCGGGCTTCTTCACCGGGGACACGATGCCGCTCGCATAGGAGCGTCCGTCGGGCGGGTGATGTCCGATGATGGTCACGAACCTGATAAGCAATCCAAGCGCCCACGTCACGCTGAAGCTGGGCGAGTACACGCCGATTACGACCATCGAGAAGACTCCGGGTACCACATACTGGTGCACGGTCTGGCTGTACGTGTCGGGCGGCTCCGTCACGATAGACAACTGTCCGGGCACCTTCAGCAAGAGCCAACGCATCGGATGGTCCCTCACGTCCCAGATCGCGAATCCGATGAACCTGAGATACAAGGTCGTGTCCGGCAGTCCGACCGTCAAGGTGTGGAACATGGTCATGTGCGAGCTGGGCGAATACCAGGCGAACAAAGCCTTGCTCGACGGCCTTTACTTTTTCGACGGGGATACGATGCCGCTCGCCTGACCCTCTTGGGGGTGGTGGCATGACTCCCATCGTTAATCACTGCGTCATGCCGAAAGACGGTGTGAGCGTCAAGACGACGAACACGACACCATCGGACATCACCTTCACGGGGTTGACGGCGGGCGTGAAATACCATGTGAGCGTCGTCTGTTACATGCTGTCCACGAGTGGCGACAATCCGCGCTTGCGTCTCACCACCAATGGCAGCGATAGTGGGCTGGTCACTTCGAATGGTCGCGTGGATTACGTCTTCACCGCCGCCAGCACCACTCACGGCATTCTCGTCGGTCTGAACAATTGCACGGTCAATCTGAGCAAGGGCTTGTGCGTGCCTCAAGACCAGTGGCAGCAGCTCGTCTCGTTGGGATTGCCGGGCAATTATTTCGATGGCGACACCATGCCAAAAGATTAAACGATTTCAAGGAGATGTGATGTGTTTCAAACGTTTTTAGCGGGGTTTGGTGGTGTCGGCGGCGCGTGCGCGGTAATCACACTGTGCTTGAAAATCTGGCCGGGGGCGCTCGAATCGCTCGCGACCGGATTGTATGCGCACGTGCGGCCCGAACGCCTGCCCTACGACAGTCCGCTTTCCCAGCATTTCGCGAAAACACGGACTTTGGGAGAGCGGACATCGAAAATCGACGACCGCATGGACGAGTTGTGCCGTGACACGATCAAAAACACGATCATCAGCCTGATCTACGGCGACCAGTCGCACGACCATTCTGAGGCCGTCCGATACGAGCTAGCTAAGCTCGAAAAACTCGACGCGCAATGCTGGATAGTCGCTGCCGCCGAAAAATACTTGGAGGACCGGCAGTGACGCATCTCATGATCGCAGTCGGCCTATACCTGCTGCTGCTCGCGCTCGTCATCGTGTTCAATCATGGCGCGCACAAGATTCAGGCTGGTGGCATCGTGGCTGGCGCTGTCACGACAGACAAGGTGGTGGCCGACGCTGTGACCGCCGACAAATTGGCCGCGAACAGCGTACAGACGCGGAACATCACCGCTCTTGCCGTCACGACCGACAAGCTTGCGGCCAGCAGCGTGACGGCCGCGAAGCTCAACGTCACGGAGGACATGACGGTCGCGCTGCTCAACGCGCACTTGCGTTGATTTTCACATCAGTTTTTAAAGCCATCCCACTTCGGGATGGCTTTTCTATTTGCCTCCGACTCGGGGGCGGGAAGGAGAGGATGTGGGCATCCTCAACAAAGGCAACCCGAAACACAAGCGTCTGCGTCGGCATATCGGCAGGCCGTTGACCGCGTTGGCTGCGGTGCTGTGCGTTGCTGTCGCGCCGGTCGCCAGCGCGAACATGAACGTCATCGACGTGAGTGGATGGCAGTCCGCCGACGTGACGCGCGTGGTGGACGCCGACGCGGCCATCGTGAAGATCACCGAAGGTTCCGGCTACACGAACCCGTCTTGGCGCAGCCAGACCGATTGGGCACGTCAGACCGGCAAGGCTTGCGGCGGCTACCATTACGCGGACGGCGGCAACGTCACCGCCGAGGTCAACCATTATCTCAACCAGTTCAACGGCTATGTGGGCCAGTGCGTGCTCGCGTTGGATTGGGAGTCCAACGGGAACGCCGCTTGGGGCAACGGCGATTGGGTGCGCCAGTGGGTCAACCAGGTGTATTCGCGCACCAAGGTCTGGCCCATCGTGTACGTGCAGGATTCCGCCGTGTATCAGATTCCGTCCGACGTTCGCGCCCATTGCATGCTGTGGAAGGCTCAGTACGCTTCCATGAACGCGACCGGCTGGCAGTCCACTCCGTGGAACGCCGGAAGCAAGGGCGAGGGCATGGTGCAGTACGCGTCCACCGGCTATCTGAACGGTGTCGGCCCGTTGGACTTGAACCTGTTTTTCGGTGAGCGTGACGCATGGCAGAAAATCGCGAACGGCGATAGGGGTAAGACCCATGCCGAGGTGAAACATGATCCGGTCAGACCGCAGGTCACTGCCGCGCCGGACTACAATGACATGGCCACGAAGGTGATTCGCGGCGTGTACGGCAATGGCAATGAGCGTCGTCAGGCTCTTGGCGGTGCCTATGACACGGTGATGGCGATTGTGAACCAGCGTCTTGGCGGTTCTGGTGGCGCGTCGTCCGCCGCGAATTGCGGCAGCGTGTGCGTGACCGTCCGCGGCGGTGACACGTTGAGTTCCATCGCGGCCCGTAATGGCGGTTCGTGGAACCAGTACACGGGCTACCGTTCGGGTAATCCGAACGTCATCTACGCTGGCGAGACCGTCTGCCGTCGCACCGGCACGGCCACGGTCGCCACCGGTGGACGGTACGTGGTGCGTGCCGGCGACACCCTCGGCGGCATCGCCGCGTATTACAGGGTCAACATGTACAGCATCCACGGGTATCGTTCCGGCAATCCGGCGTTGATCTATCCGGGCGAGACCCTCTACTGGTAAGGAGACTAATTATGGTCGATGAAGTCAAGGAGACTAATCATGACGGCGAAAAGCCGGAAGAGGAAACTGGCAAGGAAAACAACTACCTCCTGCCAGACAAGGCGTACAAGGCGTTGAAATGGCTTGCGTTGATCGCTTTGCCCGCTTTGGCCGTGTTCGTGCATGTGGTCGGCCCCGCATGGAACCTTCCATGCGTTGACCAGATTGTGACCACGTTGAACGCTCTGGCCGTGCTGGTTGGCGCGTTGATCGGCGTCAGCGAGTTGAAGGCCCGGTATTCCGAGTAGAAACCTTTCATTTCTCTAACATGATGTTGGAGAAGTGTAAGAATACTATGCCCAACTAGTACGTCCTGTGTACAAGTTTGCCCCTCTCTCAGCGATTACGCTGAGGGAGGGGCTTTTTGTGTTTCGCACGGTAGAATCATCATCATGACCAAGAAAGAGCATGATGATTTTTGGACGAAGTGGAAGCGCGAGCTCACGAAGGATGTGAAGGCCGACAGGATACACGGCGGTGAGGCTGATTTCAGCCGAATGCATGGCGTGACATTGGACACTCAAAAACTGTATGACATGCTACCGCGAGTCTGAATTGCCCCTCTCTCAGCATTGCTGGGGGAGGGGCTTTTCTGCGTTTTAGGGCTTCTATTCGCCAGCCCGTTCTATCTGCTTCAAGTCTAATGCGGAGTTCATCGTTTCCATCGCGGCCAACCGTTCTTTCAACCCGGCATGACGGTAGTGTTCGACCATTAGACGGCTGGAATGGCCCACGATTTCCTCGACCAGTCCGACATCCACGCCCATTGACATGAGGATGGTAACGACGGTATGACGGGTTTCGTGACGGCTCCTATGCTCCGCATTGGGTACTCCCGCCGCTTCCAACAGTTTGCGGAACTGTTCGATATCCTCTTCCGGTTCGATAGGGGAGCCGTCATCATGACGGAACAGGAGTCCATGCGGGTTCGGTATTTCAGCGGTATCCACCAAGTATGCTCCGAGTGTCTGCGCCAATGCGGGAATGATTGGCACTTTCCTTCCACGCTTCGATTTCGGCGGGGTGAGACACCAGCGGCCTTGCAACTCGATCATGTCGAAGCCGTCTGGAATACGCCACCTCCATTGCGGACATGCGGCACCACGCTTGTATCCGCACGGGTACACGCCTTTACGGTCTGGTTCGCCGCAACCGTGCTCCTTCTTCAACTCCTCCAGTTTCCAGTTGACGGTGTATTCGCCGTAGGGGATGCCGTTTGCCGTGGTGGTCAGTTCGAGGTCTTGGAGCGAAGCCCCCAAGATTTCGCCGGGGCGCATACCGGTGCACAGCCTGAACCATTCCCTCGCACCCTTGCGGATGCCCAACTCGTTGGCGGCTTGGAGGATGCGTTTGGCTTCATCGTCGGTGAATGCGGTACGCTCGTGCGCTTCGTTCTTGCGTTCGTCGGCAAGACTGATGTCCTTGTCCTTCGGAGTGGGAACGCCACCCATCGGATTTGTGGGAAGAATCCTATCCGCTACGGCGGCATTGCAAATCTGGTTCAACGTGGTGTGCGTCTGGCGGCGGAGACTGAGACTGGCCTTCACGTGCATTTTCTTACCATCGATGGTCTTCGCGACGGTAAGACCATTTACGATGCGGTCGCAGACTGCGGCGTTCAGGTTCGACATTTTCTGCGAATGGTACGGGCGCAGATGCTTGCGGACGATGGTTCGATAGTTGGCGAAAGTCTTCGGGTCTGCGTCGCGTTCCCTGCGTTCGAGCCATTGTTCGGCGTATGCTCCGAGTGTGATGGAGCTGTTGTTGGTGCTGCCGAATCTGGCCCGTTCCTGTAGTAGTTCCGTCAGTCGCTTGTTGGCGTCAACGTATTTTTTGCAGCTGTATGTTTTGCCATCGACCTTGAACTCGTAGCTGGTGTAGATTTTTACGTTTCCGTCAGCTAGGTGTTTTTTGCGTTCGACTTTGTACGGGTAGACGATGCCGTTTCTTGCTTTGCGTACCAT